CTACGCTTGGCTGGACGGAACTACGCGCCGATGACGTTAGCCATCTAAGCGAGGATGAGGCATTGGCCTACGTTGTCGCCGATAACGAGCTAGCGCGCCAATCTGACCCTGACCAGGCGCAACTAGCCGCCATCCTGGAAGAATTGCAAGCGCGGGAGCCGCTACTGGTCGAGGCGGCGGGGTATAGCCAAATGGAGTTAGAGCAATTGCTTAGATCGGTGAACGGCAACGATGCCAACGGCGCAGGGATTGACAACATCCCGGAACAGTGGGCGGTAATGGTGCAATGCACGACCGAAATAGAACAGGCCGATTTATTGCAACGACTCGAGTCGGAGGGCTATTCATGCCGTGCGTTAATATCCTGAGACATAGCGATATCGTTCGCACGCCGCGTCTTATGCAAATGGAGGGCATGTTTGACGTTGCGCCATCCAAGCGTAGTCAAGAGGAATGGACGATTAACTTTGATTTGCCGGATGCGTGGAATGTCGGGCTGATTGTGGGGCCATCGGGTAGCGGCAAGACGACGGTGGCGCGTGAGCTATTTGGCGAGAATATGGTATCGAGTTGGGAATGGCCGCAAGACAAAAGTATCCTAGACGGCTTTCCGGCTACGATGGGCATCAAAGAAATTGTTGAGTTGCTTTCCTCCGTTGGCTTTTCGTCGCCGCCATCGTGGGTGCGTCCTTGTCACGTCCTGAGCAACGGCGAACAGTTTCGTGTCAATATGGCGCGCACGTTGGCAGAGTCGCCAGAGTTGGCGGTTGTGGATGAGTTTACAAGCGTGGTGGATCGCACAGTGGCGCAAATCGGCAGCGCGGCAATTGCCAAAACAGTCAGACGACGCAATCAAAAGTTTATCGCTGTGTCTTGTCACTATGACATTGCCGAATGGCTTGAGCCGGATTGGATATACCAGCCACACACGAACGAATTCGTTGCAGGGAGGTCGCTTCGGCGTCCACCTATCGAACTCACTGTACAGCGCGTTCATTCGTCGGCGTGGCAGCTATTCAGGAAGCATCATTATTTAGATACGGAACTCAATAAGGCGTCTCGCTGTTTCGTGGCATTTTTTAAGGATGCGCCCGCGGCCTTTGCATCTGTGGCAATTATGCCGCATCCAAAGCTAAAGGATGTCTATCGGGAGCATCGATGCGTATGCCTGCCGGATTATCAAGGCGTGGGAATCGGTAACGCATTATCGGCCTATATGGGCGCGATGCTTAGGGGCGTAGGCAAAGGCTATTATTCCGTAACATCGCATCCGGCAATGATTAAGAGCCGCGCCAAATCTGAGCTTTGGGTGCTGATCAATCAATCGAAGATTGGAGCGGCAAAAGCGTCAAAATCAGGAACGCTTACGGGGAAAATTTGGATAGCAGGAAAAACACTGGTGAATCGCCAAACCTTTTCTTTCCGCTACGTCGGCCCTGCGCTTGACCGTGACGAAGCGCGCCGCGTGTGGAATGGCGCGTAAATGTGGCAGCCTGGGACAGATTGCCGACCGAAACCGACAAGGCGTTTGACGCGTTCGCGTCCTATTACATCCTGCCCGCCCGCGAACGTTCCATCCAGGCCGCCTACCGCGCGTCAAGCCCGCGTCAGGACAGTATCGGCAAACGGGCATCGGGGCAATGGTCGCAATGGGCCGCCGCCCATGACTGGGTAGCGCGTGCCGCCGCCTACGATCAGCATCTAGCCGAGCAAGACCGCCTCTTGTGGGAGGAGCGGCGGCGGCAGGTCAAGCAAGCGGATTGGGATGATGGCGACGCCCTACGCCTTTTGACGCGTGACGCCCTCCCGCACGCCCGGCAGTTCATCCACCAGCAGCGCACGGTGATTCCGGCACGGGATGGCATGGCGGAACAGGTGATCATCACGCTTAGTTTCGATGTCGTGGGGCTGAGTCGGGTATTGGCGGAAGCCAGCAAATTACAGAGGTTAGCGACAGGTGACAGCACAGATAATCTACAACTCAGCGGAGCCGCCCTCGACACCTTCATTGCCGGCCAACTGGCAAGACTTGTCAACGGCACAGAAACGGGCGATGGCGGCGCGGCTGATGACGATGAGGACGCCGGCGACGGTTCCGCCCTTTGATAAGTGGCTGGCGCAGGTGACGCCGGCCTATAGCTGGGAGTGGCCGCATCTGCGTTATATCCGCGCCAAGCTAGACGAGGTAACGACGGGCGCCATTAAGCGGCTGATGATTTTCTGTCCACCCCAGCACGGCAAAAGCCAAATGACGACCATTCGCTATCCGATTTGGCGGCTAGAGCGTGAACCGTCTTTGCGCGTGATCGTCGGCTGCTATAACCAAACGCTGGTCAATACCTTTAGCAAGGCGGCGCGCGGACTTGCGCGGGGGCGCATCACGCTTGACCTAGAGCGTCAGGCGGTGGAAGAGTGGCGCACGGCTGCCGGCGGCGTGTTCCGCGCCGTGGGCGTGGGCGCAGGTATTACCGGGCAGGGCGGCGATCTGATCCTGATCGATGATCCGGTCAAGAGCCGTGAGGAAGCCGAAAGCCAGAGCTATCGTGATCGCTGCTATGACTGGTATTCGCAAGACTTATTCACCCGGCAAGGGCCAAATGCGGCCATTATTTTGATCATGACCCGCTGGCATGAGGCGGATCTCGCCGGGCGCATCCTGGCCTCAGAAGAGGGGCCGCGCTGGACAGTTGTTAATCTACCCGCCTTAGCGGAAGCAGGCGACCCGCTGGGCAGAGAGTTGGGGGCAGCTCTCTGCCCAGCCCGCTACGATGAGGCGGCTTTGGCGGAACGGCGCACGGTATTAGGCAGCTATGCTTTCTCCGCGCTCTATCAGGGCCACCCCTCGCCACCCGGCGGCGGCATGTTCCAACGGGATTGGTTTAGTATCGTCAACGCCGCGCCCGTAGACAGCGCCCGTTGTCGCTATTGGGATAAGGCGGGCAGCGAAAAGAGTGGCGATTACAGCGTGGGCGTCAGGATGGCCCGTGATGGCGACGGCGTGTTCTATGTGGAGGATGTGGTCAGGGGCCAGTGGAGCGCGCTGGCAAGGGAGCGCATCATGCGCCAAACGGCGGAGATGGACGGCGGCAACGTCAGCATCGGCGTCGAGCAGGAACCGGGCAGCGGCGGGCTTGAATCGGCGCAAAGCAGCATCCGCAACCTGGCGGGCTTTCCTGTTTATGCCGAGAAAGTGACGGGCGAGAAGCAGGTGCGGGCCATGCCATTCGCCGCGCAGTGTGAGGCGCGCAACGTCAAGTTGGTACGCGGGGCGTGGAATCAGGCTTATCTTGAGGAATTGGCGAGTTTTCCATACGGAAGCCATGATGATCAATGTGATGCTTCTTCGGGAGCCTTCGCGAAGCTGGCGACGACCGGCAGCCTGTTATTGTTTGGGGGCGGCGAGTGAAGAAGCCGCCTGTGCCAAAGGGCGAGGAATGGCGTGATCTGCGGGACGAGCGCGGCAAGTTGTGCGCGCGTCTTGACACCAAGCGCATGGTGCTGGAAATACGGCGCAGCGATAGGGATTTGGTGGCACGCTTTGATTTGCGCGAATACATCATTGTCGTAAAGAAACTTGAAACTCCAAAAGATATAGAGTAGGATAGAGACAACGCAATAGCAAGAGAGGCGCAAGACGCCCATCTAGGGAGCAATCCCGGACGGGCGTCTTTTTTTTGTCCACGAATCAACGCCTAACGCTCTTTGACGGCGCATCGATTAAAAGCACCAACCTCTCCAACTGGTCGGCTGACGAGTGGTTTACCGTATTCGGCGACTATTTCGGCACGCAAGATAACTCGCCGCGCAACCTCTATAGCCTGGTCGGTTGGCTTTATGCTTGTGTGAATCTACGCGCTGATAGAGTATCCGCTATGCCGTGGGCCATCTTCCGCGGCAATGACAAAATCCTCAGTGATACGGATGACCTGACCGCTTTCCCCTTCCTCGACAATTTCACCGATTTGCTTGAACTGACCGAGGGCGCGCTCTGTCTACTCGGTTATGCCTATTGGTTCAAGGCGCGCAATTTGCGTAATCAGCCGCTATCGATGCGCTGGTTTGCGCCCGATACGATGCAAGTGCTTTACAACTCACAGGTGGGCGTGGCCGGCTTTCGGCGCTATATGGGCGGCGGCGTGATGGGCGACTCTGGCCCAGTGGGCTCCCCGCTGGATAACGGCAATGCTGACGCCTACACGCCTGATGATATTGTCTATTTCCGCCTACCCAACCCGCTATCGGAGCTTGCGCCCGGTACGCCACCGGCCCAGGCAGCGATGGCGGATGTCTCCGTGCTGCACAACATGGCCGCCTTTAAGAGCGCCTACTTTGCGCGTGGGGCCATCAAAGCCACGGTGCTGACGATTGAGGGCAACCCGGCAGATGCTGAGGTCAAGAAATTAGAAGCCTGGTGGAAGCGTTTCTTTTCCGGCGTGCGTGGGGCGTGGTCTACGGCTGCCGTGCGCGCGGGCGTAACGCCGGTCGTCGTCGGCGAGGGGCTAGAGTCACTCAGCAATAGCGAACTGACGATTGAGAGCCGCCAAGCCATCGCCACCGCCATGGCTGTGCCCGATTCGATTATCTCCGCCAATGCCGCCAACTTTGCCACGGCGCAGCAGGACGAAGTGAACTTCCTGACCAACTGCATCATCCCAGAGTCCCGCCTGATTGAGCGCACGCTCAACCGCCAACTCTTCGCGCCCACGGGCTTGCGCTTGCACTTTGAGCCGGAACGCTTATCGGCGATGCAAGAGGATGAGAACGAACGGGCTAAAAGCTATGCCATCTATGTCGGCACGAGCATGAAGCCGAGCGTAGCCGCCCAGATGGTGGGGCTGAACTTGCCCGATGGCGTGACCTTTGAAAGCCTCGACGAGGATTTGGCCGCAGACCAGGCGGCGCAACAGGCAGCATCCGAGGCGGCATTGGCGCGTCTACCGAAGCCGGTGACAGCGCCGCCCGTTAACCCACCGGCCGGGGAAGCCGCCGCGGGCAAGAGCGCGGAGATTCGACGCTTACAAAAGTGGGCCAAAGGCAAGAAAGCGCCCGATGTGGACAGATTCCAAAGCGCCATCTTGAGCCGTGAAGAAAAGTTGGAAGCATTGGGGGACGCCGCCGGCGAGGATGCCCGATTTCCAGTTTCCGCCCAGTGGGGAGCTTACCCATGAGTGGTACAAGGCGATGGTCTTGCAATTGCAACCCGATGAGGGCGACGACAGTGACGCCGAGCAACAGATTCGCATGGAGCTGGAGCGGCAATTTGCGGCGGAACTGGAGACAACCTTGCGCGCCCAGATGAATGACCTGATTCCGCCCACAGCCAGTGACCAACAGGTACAGGCCGCGCCCAACCAGGTCAACGCCACCAGTGAGCCGGTGCGAACGACCCTGCGCCGCTATTTACAGCAGGGGGCGGAGCTGGGCGAATCGATTGCCTTCGACCAGTTGGGCAAGATTGGCATCAGCTTTGATTTTACCCTGGTGCATACCGCCGCGGCGCAGTGGGCCAGCCGCTACAGCTATGACCTGATCCGGGGCATGAATCAGACGACACAGGCGCAGATGCAGATTGCCGTTGATGAGTGGTTCAAAGACCAGACGAGTCTAGGGGCGCTCCGCAAGCAGTTGGAGCCGACCTTTGGCGCCAAGCGCGCCAAGCTAATCGCCCAAACCGAGACGACGCGGGCGGCCTATGAGGGCAGTAAAGAGGGCTATCAGGAGAGTGGCGTGATCAGCGAAGTGGAATGGGTCTGCGTCAATGACGAAAAAGTTTGCCCAATCTGCGGCGAGGATGGTTTGAACGGCAAGCGCGCGCCATTGGGTGGCGAATTCCCCGATGGCACAGACGGCCCGCCCGCCCATCCCGGCTGTAGATGCTTTGTGCGGCCTGTGGTGGATTGACATGTCTATCATCGTCACCGGCTTGACCGAACTCTATCGCACGCTCGACCGTGCCGCCGCGCTTGACAAGCTAGAGCCGCCCATGAAGCGCGGTCTATACCGGCT